TAAACTTTACGCCACTTGTGAACTCTCTCCCCACAGAATTTGCTTTTGATGGCGTTGATGGTAATTACGACACTAAGGTAAATTTATATCCAATACCTGATGGCGTATACACAATCAAGTTTTCCTTAACAGTGCCACAAGCTACTCTGGCATCAGGTTCAACAGTAGTGCTTGTCCCTGATGTTTTAGTGGCTCAGAATGCTTATGCTCGTGCATTGGTAGAGCGTGGTGAAGATGGCGGTCTGTCTTCATCTGAGGCTTATCTGTTGTACAAATCTATGCTCTCTGACCACATTGCTTTAGAAGGCACTCGTTACCCTGAGAATCAGGAGTTTGTAGCAATATGAGCAAGCAACTAGAAATTGCAAGCATTTCAGCCCCCGGCTTTTATGGGTTGAATACTCAAGACTCGCCTCTTGATTTGAATGCTGGCTTTGCTTTGGTTGCGACTAATTGCGTGATTGACCAGTATGGTCGTATTGGTTCACGCAAAGGTTTTTCTAGGCTTAACTCATCTACTGGTAACTTGGGGGCAAACGATGTTACTGTGATGAATGAGTTGGTTCAAGCAGATGGCACTTTGACTGTTTTGTTTGCTGGTAACAACAAGCTGTTTAAACTTGATGGCTCTAATGCTATTGTGGAGTTGACCTATGGGGGTGGTGGTACAGCACCAACTATTACCGCAAGCAATTGGCAAACAGCGTCTTTAAACAACATCACTTACTTCTTTCAGTCAGGGTTTAACCCACTGATCTATGACCCTGCTGTAAGCACTACAACATTTCGTAGAGTGTCGGAGAAGACAGGTTATGTAGGCACTGTGCCTGATGCCAATATTGCAATCTCTGCTTTTGGTAGATTGTGGGCGGCAAACACCACAGCCAATAACGCAACAGTCTTTTTCTCTGACTTGATTGCTGGTCATGTTTGGTCAACAGGTACATCAGGTTCTTTGAATGTAGACCGTGTTTGGGTGAATGGTGCTGATGAGATCACAGGTCTAGCAGCACACAATGGTTTCTTGTTTATCTTTGGTAAGCGTCAGATTCTGATTTACCAAAATGCCACAACACCAGCATCAATGTCATTGCATGACACTGTTGAGGGTATTGGTTACTATTCAAGAGAAGTCATCTCCTGAGAGAGACTTGTCTAAGAACATTCGTAATGATTTGATGGAGACTGTGGCTGGTGAGACATTGGCTAATATCAAGTCTGTTTATTCAGAGCGTGAAGCCTTTTACTTGTTGACTACACCCAGTACAAAGTCAGTGTTCTGTTTCGACACAAAAGCGTATTTGCAGGATGGTGCGGCAAGGGCTACAACTTGGGACTCTATAGAACCAACATCATTGTTGTCTCGCAGAAACGGTGATTTGTTGGTTGGTAAGAATGGTTATGTAGGCAAGTACGGTACTTTCCAAGACCATGATGCTGAGTACAGGATATTGTACTACACAAACCACTCTGACCTTGGCGATCAAAATGTCACTTCTATTTTGAAGAAGTTGTCTACTGTTGTAATTGGTGGAAGTAATCAAGTAGTTACATTCAAGTGGGGATTTGACTTTAAGACCAACTACTTGTCTGACAGTGCGACTATCCCAACCCAAGGCGAAAGTTTGTATGGTGTTGCAGAGTATGGTGCAAACGCTACTGTCATTGCAGAGTATGTTGATGGTATTGCTTTGCAAACATTGACAGTTTCGGCATCAGGTTCTGGCAAGGTTGTGCAGTCGGGTTATGAGTCAAACATTGATGGGACACCATTGTCATTTCAGAAGATTGAGATTCAATCCAAACAAGGTAGATTAAGTTAAGGACAGATATGACAAATTACACAAAAGCAACCAACTTTGCCACTAAAGATGCTCTGTCTTCTGGTAACCCTTTGAAGATTGTCAAAGGTACTGAGATTGATACTGAGTTCAACAACATTGCCCTGCAACCTTGCTTGGTTTTGGCACATGGACTGCGTTTGGTGCTGGTCGTGTCATGGTTGGTTTTGATTCAGGCAATGCACTGTTTGACACTGCTGAAGAAACTGGTGGTAGTGCAGATGCAATTGTGCCAAGCCACACCCACACTGCAACATCAACTGTTACAGACCCAAGTCACAATCACTCATACACACAACCATCCCCCGGTTCATTAGTTGCTAATATTAATGGAACAGGTGCTGGTGCTATATCTGGAACTACAGGTTCTGCATTCACTGGAATTACAGTTGCAACAAGCATTTCTACAGCTGGTGTAAGCGTAACAAATGCTAACTATCAGCCGTACATTACTGTTTATATGTGGAAACGGACAGTGTGAAGACACCAGTAATCTATCACGATGATTACATTGTCTTTTTGGAAATTGATTTTGGGTTCACTTTTATTCATTGTGATTGCGTAAAGTGGACAAAGGAAGTAAAGAGAGATTTGTTGAGTGATTTGAGAAAGTTGTTCGAGATACATAGAAGTATTGTTGGATTCAAGTATCTGAAAGACTTTGTTGGTTCAGATGCAAAACTAAGACAAATATTTGTCAGGAGAATATGATGGGACTTCAAGCGGCATTAGTTATGGGGGGTGCATCACTGCTTGGCGGTTCGATGCAAAGTAGGTCTGCAAAACAGGCGGCTGAAACATCTGCACGAGCGCAACTTGAGTCGGCACGAATTGCCGCTGAAGCCGCTAAGTTTCGCCCTGTAGGTGTAACTACTCGCTATGGCAGTTCCAACTTCCAGTTTGACCCTAGCGGTTATCTAACTGGTGCTGGTTACACAGTCTCTCCTGAACTCAAAGCCTATCAAGACCGATTGATGGGATTGACTGAAAGAGGATTAACTGAAGCTGAGATGGCACAGCAACAGTATGCTCCGCTTCAACAAGGTGCTCAAGGACTGTTTGGATTGGGTCAGCAGTATCTACAACAGTCTCCTGAACAAGTTGCGGCTCAATATATGCAACAGCAACAAGACTTGCTTGCACCAAGTCGTGAGCGTCAATATTCTCAGTTGCAAAACCAGTTGTTCCAACAAGGTCGTGGTGGTTTGTCTGTAGGTGCTACAGGATTGCGTCCAAGTGGTGCTGGTGGTTTGGGTGCTACGACTCCTGAGATGGAAGCGTACTACAACGCATTGGCGCAACAAGACTTAGCACTTGCTTCTCAAGCTCAACAGGCTGGTCAACAGAATGTGGCTTTTGGCGCAGGGTTGCTGGGTTCTGGTGCTGGCTTAATGGGTCAATATCAAGCTGGTCAAGTCGGTGCTTTGAGTCCATTCACAAGCTATTTGGGTGCTGGTTCTACTATTGAATCTCTTGGTCAACAGCCTTTGGAAATGGGTTCTGCATTGGGTGGTCGTGCGGCTACCGCTGGTGCTAATGTTGGTCAATCATTGCTTACTGGTGGATTAGGTGCGGCAAGAACTCTCCAAAGTACGGCTGGTAGTGGACTTGGTTCTGCGTTGATAGGATTAGGTAATAACCCTTATGTTGGTTATGGTTTAAATAAATATTTTAATCCTCCGCAACAACAAGCGTTTTCTGATGCCTATCAAGCATCAATTCCTGTAAACAATTTATCCTCTGGTTACTATTAAGGAATAAATCATGCCAACTCGTACCTACCAAATTCCAATGGATCCAAACAAATTATGGCAATATGGATTTGGAATCTCAAAGAATTAAAGAAGAAGAACAACTTAGGGCTGACTTGGCACGAGAACAATTATTAGGCATTGCAACTACTCCTATGAGTCTATCTAATATTAATAGATTTGCGCCAGCAGAGATGGTGCAAAGTGAGTATCCAATACCAGATGCTGAACCATACTCAACATTAACAGCAAGACAAGCACCTTCATCTATTGTTGGTGGAATGTTTAGCCCTGAAATCTCTCGTGCGGCAGAGATGGACTATATGCTAAAGCGTCAAGCGGCTATGCAAAATGAAGCAATGGCTTTTGCACAGTTAACACCTATGCAACAGGCGCAGTTTGGCTTCTATCGTGGTGGTCAACAGTTGGGTGATGCCCTTGGTGGTGCTTTGGGTGGTAAAGACCCTCAGTTGCAGATGATTAGTTTGCAACAACAAATCTTGAGTGAACTTGACCCAAGTGACCCTGAACAACAATTGAGAGTTGCTCAGAAATATGCTCGAACTGCCCCCGAGTTGGCAATGAAGATTGCTGATAGTGCAAGAACTGCTTTGGTAAGAATTAAACAAGCAAAAGGCGCAAGTAAACTTAATGTAACTGCCAAGGTTCAAGAGGCTGAGGCTTATGCTTCAAAATTTGGTATTGAAGGTTCAGTTGAATACAACAATGCCTATAAAGAATATCTTCAGGGTGCTGAAAAGTTATCTGATAAACAAACTGTAAGTAATGCAGTATCAGGGTTAAAAGCAGATTTGCGTATTTTAGAAAAACAACCTCAACCAAACCAAGAAGCTATACAAAGAATTAAAGATCAAATTCAATCAATAGACCCAAATAAACAAATTCGTGTTTTATTTGAAGGGGATGTTGACCAAACAACTTCAAATGTTTCTGCCACAGCATCACAAAAAGGGGAAACGGCATTTTCCGAACAACTTGGAAAGATAGATGCTAAACAAGTTGAAGATGCAATGCTCTTGAGGAATAACTCAATCTCTGCATTAGGAACTTTAGAAAAACTAAACAAGTTAGATCAACAAGGTCTAATAAGTGGTTCATTTGCTACTGGTCGTGTTGGTGCGGCTAATATTTTGGCAACTATAGGATTGATTAGCGAAAAAGATCAAGGAACTCTTGCCGCATCACAAAATTATCAAAAGATATCTGGTGATTTGGTTCTTGCAACTTTAGGTGGCAAACTTGGTTCTGGATTTTCAAACGAAGACAGAAAATTTATTCTTGGCCTTGTTCCGCAATTGGAAACAAATGCGTTGGCTCGAAAACAACTTATTGAGTTCATGGTTAAAAAGAATAGAGATATTATTACCGAAACAACAAGACTTGACGATTATGCTCGTGATAACAAATCTTTAAAAGGGTTTGTTCCAAAAATTCCAATTTTTAATGTAGGTTCAGGTTCTTTAACAACTCTTTCTGATGCTGAGTTAATAGAACAAGCTGAGAAAAGAGGAATTAAGGTTAGACCCAAGTAAGAACAACAATTCTTTAAGGATTTAAGATGGCAACTATTGAAGAACTACAAGCAGAATTGCAAAGCCGTGGATTAACTACATCTACAGAAAGTGTTTTAGACCCACAAGGGACAAACAAGTCTGAGTTTAAAAAGTTTGCTGAATCAACACTAAAAGGCATTCCTAGTGGAGTAATTGACATTGTTGGTGGTTGGGGTAACTTATATGATTACCTTAAGCAAAGCAAAGACCCAAGTGCTTTTTCTAGTACAGGAATTAAACAAGCATTAACAAAACTTACAGGAATAAATCTTCAGTCTATTCCGGGTTATCGTGGTGCTTATGAATTCTCTCAAGCTGGTGCGCCAGCCGCACTATTAACTGGTGTTGGTGTGCCGGGATTATTTTCTAGAACTCCTGCTGGGATTGCTGGAGAATTTGGTGTTGCTGGTACTACAGGTTTATTTGCTCAAGAAGTAGCTCCTGATAGTCCATTGGCTCAATTGGCACTGCAATCAACTCCTTATGCAGTTAAAGGGGGATTAAAAACTGCTGGTAGCATGATTACAAAGCCAGAAGGAACATTCCCACCAGTTTCTACAACTCAATCATTGGCTGATGTTGGTCGGTTAACACCGGGAGAACTCAGTTTAAATCGCCCTCAATTAGCCACAGAAGCTGTTGTGGAAAGAGCACCTTCTTCGGGACAAAAACCTATTGAATTTAGGCAAGCACAAGCTGTTGATATTGAGTCTTATCTGTCAAACTTGTTTAAAAAAGCAAGCGGTACAACTTTGAATCCAGTAGAAACCACTCAAGCAGTTGTTTCTTCTTTCAATAATTATGGAAGGTCTTTGTCATCAAAATTAAAATCTGATGCCAGAGTTGACTTTAATGATGCAAAAAAAGCTGGTGGTTTAATTGATACCACGCCTGTTGTTGATGCAATTACAAGCAAATTAGGTGAAATTCCACCTGAAGTCAAAGCACTTGACCCTTTAAAAAATGCAATGCAACGCATTATTGATGAGTATGCAATTCCAGAAGTTCCTTCTCAAACTGTTCCATCAACAATTCTTGGCCCTACTGGTCAGCCAGCAACAGTCAATGTTATTCCCGGCACTCCTGCACAAAACTTAAAAATCAATATTGATCGTTTGCAAAAGAATTTATCAACTTGGGGTGATGCTGTTTACTCAGGTAAAGCTGACTTTGGTAAAGGAAATATCTTTGAAGGTGTTGCTCCCGGTCAAGCAAAAGGCATTTCTATGGCTGTTTTGAATGGCTTTAAAGATGCTCTTGACAATGCTATTTCAAATAATGTTCCCGGTGCTGATAAATTAGTTGCGGCAAGAGATAAATTTAAAGCAAACATTGCTCGTATTGAGCAGTTTTCTGATGCCCCATTGACAAAAGCATTTGATGTAAAAAATGTAACTGATCTTGTTCCAGAAGATGTTGTGACAAAACTTAAGAATATGCCTTCTTCTCAAAGGCAATTTTTAGTAGATGTCATGCAAAACAATCCAAATGGTCAAGTTGTTGAGGTTTTAAACACAATTCGCAGATCAAAATTTGATGATGTTTTAAGTTCTGCTGAAGTCAAAGGCGGTGCGGCAACAGACCCAACATTTAGCATTCAAACTGCTTTAACTGAGTTAAACAAGAAAAACAGTGAATTTGCTGATCTTTTTCCAAATCAAACTGATTTAAACCAAGCAAAATTAGCAATGAATTGGATGCAAAGAGTCTTGTCAAGTGAGTCTGCACAAATGGGTGGAATCACGGGCGGTGAAGCATACGCATTAGGTGGTGCGGCTGGTGGCACTGCACAAATTCGTTTGGCATTGAAAGAGGCTATTCCGTTTTTGCGTAATTTGGTTGCTAATCCTTCTGATTTTGCTGATGTGATTTTTAATCCTGAATATCGTAAGGCAATGGTTGATTTGTCTACAGCTAAATCCATGACAAAGAAAACAACTGATGCTTTTGCAACACTAACTAAAGGTGCGGCAATCATTGGGGTTAGAGCAGGGCCGATGATAGAGACTACCTCTCCTGAAATGCCAAGTGAGGTACAGCCACCAGCACCAACTGATTCAAATCTTGGTATGGAAGAAATTAGAAATTTATTGAAGTCTCGTGGCTACGAAGTGGAGTAAAAAATTGACCCAATCAGCATTTGCCTCCTTGCGGCAGGACTTGTCAAACAGATTCAAGCTGGCTGTGAACTTTATAAACAAGCAAAAGAATCTTTTGTTGAAATTAAAGCCACT